CTTCCTTGTATGTTTCATGTGTTAAGGAAACATTTCTATATTTAGTTATATCAGTCATTGTGACTTCCTTTCATTTATTTATAATGACTATATAGGAGATTAATATTAAAAGTCAATGACAAAATTTGTTTTATTAATGGTTTTATGTTCAGGGTTAGCAGGAAATCAATGTAAGGTTATATCAACCCCAACAGTACTGTTTGATAGCTATCATGATTGTATAGTTTTCGGTTATGATTATTCACATAGAATTATGACAGAGTTTGATCCTGAATGGGTTGACAGTATGGAAGCTTACACAAAGTTTTCATGTAAAAAAGACGAGATTATTTAATTCATATTACCCAGGCGCCATCCTGATCAGGGAACTCTGACGCCACAGGTGTCACACACGTTGCTACCTTGCGGTCATCGCTAACGTACAGGGAAATGCCAGAGGCAAGATTTGGACGCCGGTGTGATCTTACTGATTTTGTATACAGCCATAAAAGATTCCACTTCCATCTTTCATAACATGTTTGTTTATGTTGTTAAGATAAGTCGTTAACTCATTCCTTAACACATCACAGAGACTAAGAAGATCAATAGTTTCTGGTAAAGTCACCCCTATGAACCAACTTTTTGTCACTGGGTAAAGATGATATAGCCCGTCTTGTAATATTATTACGTCCATCAGCCCACTCCTTAATAGTTTTAAACCAAAGATCTTTGTACTTAGGGTCTTTTGTTTTGTCCCACTGTCTCCAGATATTATCAATCGTCTTTAAAGTTTGTTCTTGTGCCATGTGCTATTATCTTTTTTATACCTGGTGCTTTTATGTTTAGCGTTGCATAATTAGCCCAAGCTTTTTTAATCAGATTAAGTTCTAATATAAGATTAGACCATTGTTTCTGAGTAATGTCATTACTTGTTATTGTTAGTTGTTTTTCTTTCATATTATATATATAGGATATTTAGGGATGTTTGTCAACCCTGGCCTTTGTATCTTTTTTGTGATTTTTGACGTTTTTCTGATTTATTTTGTGATTTTTTGTGAGCCCGTGGTCCACGTTTCTTGGGTTTATCACGAGGTGTATAGAATTTAAAACTTTGTTTAGCCATCTTTCCATTCTTTTACGAAAGGCGTAGCACCATCTTTAGGTGAAGTCATAATAGGTAGATAAGTTATCTTACCATTTACATGTTGTTGTAGGTCCGAACCACAATTCATACATCTATATAATTCATTTGTAAGACCAACTAACATAGTTAGTTCACTACATGTTGGACATTCGCCATTAACAACTTCTGCTGATACTTTTACCATTATTTTAATATAAGCATTTTTATAGATTTTTCACCCATATAAATTTCTGTTTCTGCTTTCGATTTTATACATTGATAGTCTACATTATTACCAGTATTAGAACGCATTGCAATCCTTTTTCCTTTTAAACATTTCGACATAGACTCTTGTATTCTGTGTTCTTTTATCTCACCATTTACAATCATAAGTAATGCAACTACAACTTCAATCATCAATGTGCTCCGTTACCATTTGCTCTTACTTTATCTTTTAAATTTTCTACATCATTTAATGCTTTTTCTAGTTGTGCTTTTAAGAATTCTATATTAACCTTGTTCGTCATGTTTTGTTCTTGAGTTATCTCTAACTTCTCTGTTGTCTTGTATAAGTCTTCTATCAACATGTATTGTTCTTGGTCCGTGGGTAATTGCTCACTCTTCTTGAGTAAGTCTGCCTGGAACAGTTCACGTGATGTCTCTAAACTTGTTAGTCTAGATGTGACCTCTGTATATGCGAAGACACCCATGGCCACACCAGCAATGATTGCTAGCATATTTTTCATAGGCATACTTATTGATGTATTTTCACTTATTTTCATTTTCTATTTTTATTAGTTGTTCATATATTGCAGAAGTTAAGCCAGGAGGAGCAGTTATAAAATCATGTTCACTCTTTACACACCCTGCTGTTAAAATAAATATAATTAAATACTTCATAATGGTGCTACAATTACTGTTAGTATAATAAAAGCTATAACTAACGCACCTGTAAAATAATAGTTCATACTGGCACACTCCATATTATTTTTCTCCTGTTAATGTACTACGCATAATTAAAAAATTTCTAAAATCATTTTCCATTTGTTTTACTTTTTCTTCCATTGTTTTAAGTTTATCATTTGTAACAATAGTATTACCCTTGTTAGTTTCAATATTTAATAATAAATGATTTTGATTTTCTTGTATTCTTGCTATGTAAGTTTTAAAATTGTGAAGATGGGTTTCATTAATTGTAACAATTTCTGCTTTGTTTTTATTAATAGTTTCTGTTAAATCTACGATGTATTTAACCCCTGTAAATGTACCCACTATAACAGAGGCTACTACAGGTATCATCACTACATTTTTCTTTAACAGATCTACTACATTCATTTAACATCCTCATTTTTTTTCCTCAATTTCATAAAAGAAATTGTCAGTGTCTTCAGTTTTCCATGCTCCGGTGTCCTCTACATTCCATTCATTAGTTTGTACTTTCCAGTCAGGAATGTTGTCCTTCACAGTAAATGAAGGTAGGTCCCATATACATCTGTTGTTTGGCTGTGCCGCATAGTTGCCGTTGTCTAACGCAATTATGTGAGCGCACTTATGTTCGTGCGGAATCTCTGAATGATCAGAATTTAGTATATTAGCATCTGGATGTCCCCAGTCAACGGTAAATAAATACTTACCATGATACCATTTCTTATCTTTACCAATGTATTTGCCGGATGCGGCTGTTAAAATATCCCAAGTAGTAATAGCAGGATAATAACTGAAAGAATTCCAAAGCTCCAGTTCATCCAAACGTTGTTCGGTGACTTGTGATCGCTCAAATCCTCGCTGAATAAACGCGCTAATTGGCAGGCGATAAAATATTGCGCCATTCTCCATAATCGCGTGACATAAGATAGCGCGGCCTGTAAGACTGGTAATACCAAAGATGATACAGTCTTCAACTTCGCCATGATGTTTTTTAAGGTCATATAAATACTCCTTTTTTATTTGCGCGTATTGTACAGGAATATTAGCATTTAAGTAAGCCATAATTTATCATTTTATTTGGCCCCAATTAGGACCTGATTCGTAGTCTACTTTGTTTGGTACTTCTAAGTCAACAGCATTTTCCATAATATCTTTTATCTTTTGTGCATGCTCAGGACTCTCAACAGATATATCAAGTTCATCATGTACTTGTATATGCGGTACAATACCTTCTTTGTGTAACTCTATCATAGCTTTTTTAGTCATGTCAGCAGCCGACCCTTGTATCAATTTGTTTAATGCTTTGTATGTAAATGCACGTTTAATCCCTGGTCCGTGTTCCAAGAGCGCTTGATCGTGTGGCAATGACTTATGTATTCCAAACTGGTTTGGTTCCCATAAATGAAACCTACACAGTCTACCCAGCAACGTTCTAATCTTACCGGACTCCTGCGCACGACTCATAACATTGTCCATCAGTTGTTTAACAAACGGAACTCTGTTATGGTATTGTCTAAACAAACTATCAGATACATCCTTAGATACACCCAGCTCTGCTTGTAATTTATTCTTACCCATACCATAAAACAGGCCAAGGTTTATAGTCTTGGCCTGTGATCTAGGTATCTCTGCCATATCAGCAACGATCGTGTGAAAGTCCGCATCGCCTTCACGATACGCGTCCAATACATCGTCCACTCCATAAAGATTCTGTAAAGCTGCATAATGCACCACCAACCTAGGCTCTTGCTGAGAATAGTCAAAACAACCCCATGTATGGCCCTCCTCGGGCACAAATAAGGCCCTGATCCGTGGTCCAAGGTCTTTGTTTCTAGCTGGTATTTGCTGTAAATTTGGGTTTGAGTACGAGAATCTACCGGTTACAGTTCCGCCATTATCTGATCTTAATTGGTTAATATCAGCATGTATTCTCCCCTTGTGTGAATGTTTCAATATGGTATCTATAAATGTGGTATGGGCCTTGTTTATTTCACGGGCCTGGGCGATTCGTTTCACCAGTGGGTGGGGGTGATTCTGTAAAAAATTTTTAGTAAAGGAAGGTGCAGATGTTTTTTCAGTTCTATCATAGTCTAATTTCAGTTTATCAAAAACTTGTGCGATCGATCGTGCAGCCCATATTTGAGTGTCTATTCCTGTTTCTTTTTTTACTTCTTGGATTAACTTGGCTTCTTGTTGCGATAACTCTTGCTTCATTGTATGAGCTTTTTGAACGTCCACTTTCACGCCAAGAAATTTCATCTCTACCAGACAAGGAAACAATTCAGTCTCCATATCAAAAATAGAATTTATATCTTGGTGATCAATTTCTTTTTTAAGTTCTTTCCAAAGGTTTAATGTTATTTCTGCATCTGCTTCTGCATATGCACCTACATAAATGGCAGGTAGTCTATACATTTCTGCCTTGGCGTCAACACCCCAATCTTTTGCAGCTGCATATAAATCACTTTCATTTTTACCCTTACCGGTATATCTTTTAGCACAGCTGTTTAAATCATAACGCATTTGATTTTCATCAACCAAGGCCGATGCAATCATCGTGTCAATTATTTTACCGTTAATATTTAAACTGAGCGCTCTAATCCAACACACGTCATACATGGCGTTGTGAAAGATTTTATCTGCGGGTGTATTTAGTACACCTTGAAACCATTTTAAAACTTTTGCTCGACTCATATTACCACCACCTTCATGAGCGATAGGATAATAACCAGACCATCCTTCAACAGCTACAGCAATACCTACAACATCACCTTTACCTACAACAGAACCTGATCCCATTTTCATTAGGTCTGGGTCTTTAGTTTCTAAGTCAATTGCTATCTCATCATACTTAGATAAGTCTGGAAAACTTTCTGGTGGTAGCCATTCTGTCTGTGGTTTAAATAGAGGTATCTGCATCGTAGTCCCTTTCAAGTATCATTTCTAAATAATGTATTGCTTTTTCTATGTCTTGTCTTTTTCCTTTTGATTGATGTCTACAAATATATTTTATAGCGTTACCCTCCGCAAAAAGTAATCTGTTTTCGTTTATAAATTCTGCAGGTTGTATCTTCATTTTTCGGTAGTGTTTGCCGCCTACTTGGTTATCTAAAGAATCGTATACTGATTTTTTAAATATTTCACTGTTGGTCATAGTATATATCCCTTCTCATATTTTTTTGGTTCAATTATGTGTAAATTTTCTTTTGTTCTAGTTGCACCTACATAAAATAATCTATTCTCGTCATCAGGATTTCTTTCATAACTTTTCATAGTATTTTCTGTAAGATCTGTTAGCAGTACAACGTTAGTTGCTTCACCACCCTTAGCTGCATGTATGGTAGATAATTCTATTCTAGGTTTCTCGTTTAGTTTCTCGCCATTCTTTCTCATCTTACGCAAGTAATTTACCTTAGTCTGCCCTGCGTTGTCAAATGCTTCATACCAAACTGTCTTAACTTGTAGACCATAATCTTTTACAAGTTGATCTATTCCATAAAAAGATCCTTTGGCCATACCTTTTATTTTTTTAGCGTGCCAATGTTTTGGTCCTATAAACTTAATCATGTTTTCTATTTCTTTGTAAGCTACTAATTGACCTTGTCGTAAATGTTCCCATGACGTAGCTGCTTGATGTAATTCTTTTTCACTACTTCGTTTGTATCTATTTGAGTAATAAAACCCTTGTCTATACAAAGACTCTTCTAAATCATTTAACATGTGTCTAGTTCTACTTAACACTAGCCAATCACCTTGTGACATGTCAATACTTTCTATATCAAAATGTCTCTGTAGCAATCCTTGACTAACTCTTGGTTGCCATGTTTTATCAATTCTGTTTCTAATTTTATTTATTATACCCATTGCTAATCCGTGTACTTTAGCCGGTATTCTATAAGACTGTGTTAATGGTAGGTATTGTCCTTCTAATGCTATAAAAGAATCTACGTCTGCACCAGCCCATCTAAATATTGCTTGGTCGTCATCACCTGCAATAAAACTATCTTTTGTTTTATTCCAAATAGACCGGGTCATGTCCCACTGCATAAGAGATAAATCCTGAGCTTCATCAATAAACACTACATCAAACTTTGGTGACATGTCTGATTTTGTAAAATCTAAAATCATATCGTTAAAGTCTATTAAGTTATATTCTTTTTTATATCTTGCTAACTCGTTGTGTATAATTCTAAGTTGGTCCCTCTCCAGGTCTTGCGTGTGTTCTTGTAAATCAAACTGTTGTTCTGGTGTAATGTTACGTAGCTGTGCTAGTTGTATAATTCTCAAGTACTCACTGTCTGATGTAAAGATACCACCCTGATCTTCTTGGTAGTCAGCGTATGTTACAGGAAAACCTAACTTCTTACCTAAATCTTTATAGTGTCTAGGCTGCATGACTTGATCTTTTTTTAAACCTAACTTTCTAAATGCGAGTGAGTGTAGTGTTCTAAAGTATGGTAGATCATCTTCTGTTAAATTAAATTTTTTAATCGCTCTGTCTCTTGCTTCGTGTGCAGCTTTTTGTGTAAATGCAAAGTAACCTATCTTGTCAGGATCTGTTTGTTTTAGATAGTCATCTACTTTGTTTAACAAAGTTGTAGTCTTGCCTGTACCTGGTGGTCCTAATACTATTGTTCTCATAATTTTGTGAGGGCCCGAAGACCCCCTCTTTTTACATTTCGTCGAAATCTAAATTTTTATTAGAATTCTTCTTATTATATTTATTATAAACATAGTCTATAATTTCTAACCACTCTTTAGTGTTAGTAGCACCTCTAAATTTTTTAGATTGCTTTATGACTTTGTTTAAGAAGTGTTCACGATCAAAGCCTGGTTGACCCATTGCATGTAATAATGCAAATGAAAACGTAGCTAGCCTAGCGTTAGGTATCTCCGTAAAGATATCTTTCATGTAAGCAGCTGTTTTTATAGCTTCTTTCTTATCCGCTTCTGTTATTGAGAATAAACCATCCTTGAATTGTTTTTCAAGAATAGTGTTTCTTTTTCTCACACCGTTTAAAATCGCAGTCCATGTACTGAACTTAGCTTTTAAACATTTGTACTCGTCCATCATGCTTTTATAAAAAACATAATGTTCGTTTCCTTTCCCAACATACTTGTTGAGATAGTCCTTATCACCCCAGTTTAATTTATCAGTATTCATATCTGATATATCGTCTGGTCTGATATGTTTAGTAATAATATAACGAATAGGTCTCCCCGTCGCTTGTCTACTATCACCTGAGTGTTGACCATCAAGAATAGGATGTTTACCATTCTTATCTTTAGGTCCAACAATGATCGGCAGCTCTTTCAGGAATCTAGTCTCCATCTTTTTAGCCAATCTGTTTACGTGAGCTTGATTGATTGCACGATTTCCTTTGACTTTGACAAATAGTTCATAGTCATAGGTTTCATACACTTTACCAACCTCTTGAGTGCCATTATTTTTCATAATGCTTACTCTCCTTTTTGTTTGCATCGCCTTGGTTCACGTGTCGATGTTAAACGTGATTTTTGTTTGTACAAAAATTTCATTAAAATATATCCTTTGGTTTTAATTCTTTTTGATTGTAGTCATCTTCTTTTTTGTCAAATTGTTTTACAACAAACACAGAGATTCTTTCTTTACCAATACGTTTGTCATCACAATTACATGTTTCTTTCAACATCTGTGCTGTACGTGAGTATGGTACATCCCAACGTTTTCTAATTAAAAACTGATTGTAGAATCTATCAAACACAAAGTGATGATTGCCTTCGCTGGTCCACACACCACCTTTTTTAAGATCGTTTTTATCTGTAGATACTTGTCTGTTGATACAATATTCTTCTAAATGATTTTGTAATTGATCCTGTGTAGTCACACCTTCTGGTGCATCTATTGGTTCGTGGTTCTTCATAAGTGGATTTATTATCATGTCCCAATCTTTTGGTTTAACTGTTGGTGGTTTAAAGTCCAACTGTTCCATACATGCTTCCTGGAATAAACTTTGTTGTTTTAAAAATTTCACATTCTCCAGGTGTAGTCGTTCACCATCTACGTTTAAATAATAATATGGTTTTTCTAATTTAATTTTTTGTAAGTCAGTCAGTGCAGGAAACACTATCTCTTCACCAATACCAAACTTTCTTTCTCTACATAATTTTTTATCACACAAATTACACATTGGTGTATCATTACATTTGTAACCCCATTCTTTTTTATCGTGTTGACGTTTAATTATTTCTACTTCAGACTCGCTTAGTGGTACCGTAGACGCTGTTGCATTAAACAATGTCATCTTACTTTTCCATTCTGCAGGCCATTTCTTTTTAGCGTACACACCAAAATGAAACATAGAATTATTTCTACCACCTTCTGGTATTTTATTCATAGCCATAAGTTCTATACACGGTGGTGCATCAGAGTATTCTGATTG